CCGGCAACTTCAACATCGTCTTTGAGACCTCAAACGATCTCGTGACGTGGTCAACTGTGGCCGCGCCAGGCGTTACGGCCTACGTCGCAGGCCGCTGGCAGTGGTACGACATTGAGGTCTCTTTGGCTGCGACTTACTTCCGTATGCGGGAGACGGGCGGCAATACGCTGAACGTGACGGAGTTCTATGCGGCTAATAACCCGACAGAAATCCCGCTGGCGCGCCTGAACCGCGACGACTACACGAACCTGCCGAATAAGTATTTCGCGGGGCGCCCGCTGCAATACTGGTTCGACCGGCAGCGCGACATCCCGATCATGCACATCTGGCCTGTGACCGACCAGACGTCGATGTTCGGCCAGTTCATCATCTGGCGTGAGCGTTACATCATGGATGTCGGCACGCTGACTGAGACGCTTGACATCCCACAAAGGTGGTATGAGGCGATCGTGTGGCAGCTTTCTTGGCGCCTGTGCCAAGAATTGCCTGATGTCGATCCTCAATTCCTGACGTATATTAAGGGGACAGCAGACGAAGCCTTGGCCCTCGCGCAGGCGGAAGAGCGAGACAATTCGCCGATCTACTATGCGCCCAACATTAGTCCGTACACCCGATGAGCGTCTTTCTTGATCCTCGAGGCAAGTCGACCTTCGGCATTGGGATCTGCGCCCGGTGCCAGAGGAAGATGTCTCTTGACGAGTTGATGCCTGACCCGAACTCTCCGGGCCTTCGCGTGTGCGAAATCGACCGTGATCAGTTTGATCCCTATCGCCTCCCGGCCCGGCAGCCTGAGCGCATCACGCTCAACTTCCCGAGGCCCGACGTGCCGATCAACACCAATCCGGGCGGTCTGGTTACTGAGAGCGACAACTACTTCATGATCAATGAAGAAGGCGACGGATACCTAGTCCCATGACCGACGTACCTTCCAATCTAGTCCCGACGCCTATCACTGACCTGCCGCTGGCCAACACGCCGCAGTCTACGGACACGACCGTCGTCGTTCAGGGCGGCGTCACCAAGCGCGCGACCTTTGGCCAGTTCCTGCAATATATCGGGCCAACAGGTCCGACTGGCCCCACGGGCGCTACGGGCGACACTGGCGCTTCTGGCCCGACTGGTTCGACGGGCCCGACAGGCCCCACTGGCGACACTGGCCCGACCGGCCCTACTGGCCCTACGGGCTCTACGGGTGCGACAGGCTCTACGGGCGCGACTGGCCCCACTGGCCCCACTGGCCCCACAGGACTGGGCGCTACAGGCCCTACGGGCCCCACTGGACCGACTGGCGATACTGGGCCTGCGGGCGCCACTGGCCCAACGGGAGCCACCGGCCTGACTGGCCTGCGTGGCCGTACAGGCCCTACAGGTCCGACTGGCCCCACTGGTGCTGCGTCCACTGTCCCTGGCCCTACAGGCCCCACGGGGTCTGCTGGCGGCGGCATTCAGTATCTTGGCACCGTCGCCAACGCCGCAGCCCTCCCAGGCTACCCCAGCTCGTATACGGGCGATCAGGGCGACGCCTACGTCACCACTGACAATCAACATTTGTGGATCTGGGACGGTTCGACGTGGGTCGATAACGGCGCCATCACGTCGATCGCAGGTCCGACAGGCCCGACTGGTCCAACTGGGCCTACTGGCCCCACTGGCTCGACCGGCGCGACTGGCCTTACTGGGCCCACGGGCCCTACTGGTCCTACAGGCCCAACGGGAACGACCGGAGCCACTGGCCCGACCGGGCCGATTGGGCCGACTGGGCCGACTGGGCCGACTGGCCCGACCGGCGATACCGGCCTCACGGGCGCTACCGGCCCGACGGGTCCGACTGGGCCTACTGGGCCAACGGGGGCTACTGGCCCGACTGGGCCTACTGGGGCTTCTGGGTCATCTACTGGCCTTACCCTATTCCTTGACGGTCCTTCCAATACAGGCCCGCAAGCATATGACCTGATTGCTATCCCCAATACAGGGACGCAGACAAACCTTACTATTGCGACGAACTCAAGCACGCCGACTTTGCTTGGGTCGTTCGTCACTGCTGCAGGCGTCCCAAACAACACCTCTTTCATTGGCGGCTTGTGGACTTTGGATGCTTGGATGTCGCGCAGTTCTGGCAGCGCGTCATTTAAGTTTTGGATAGAAATTCAAGAGGTCGCATCAAACGGCACCACCGTTCTTCAGACGCTTGCCTCGGGCAGCTATGCGGGCGGCGCGCTGGTTAATACAGGCACCCCAACCAATCATTCGACTGACTTGTTCGTGCCAAGCTCTACGTTGGCGTCTACGTCCAGCCGCATTCTTTTGAACGTGTATGTGCAGTCAACGACAGGTACGCCGACTGCCGATCTCTCTATGCGCGACAGCACGCAGTCGCACCTTATTACGACGATCGCGTATAACATCGCTGGACCCACAGGCCCGACGGGGCCTACAGGACCAACTGGCTCTACCGGCGCTGCTGGGTCTGCTGGCGCAACTGGACCAACAGGTCCAACGGGCCCCACGGGGAACGCAGGAACGCCTGGCGCTACAGGCCCTACTGGGCCTACAGGCCCGACTGGTCCTACGGGCGCTACTGGCGCTGCATCAACTGTCGCGGGCCCGACGGGCCCAACTGGCCCTACTGGTCCTGCTGGTAGCGTCAGCAATGCAACCGCGATAAGATACGCAATACTCTACGGGCTTTGAGGAGAGCTTAAATGGCAAACCCGAATATCGCCGCCGTATCTGCTATTTACGGCACCACGACCTACCTGACGCCTAGTGGCACGACGGCGGTTGTTCTTCTGCCAAACGCCGCTTCGTCCGGCACGGTGATGAAGATCAACCAGATCATCGCGTCGAACGTCGACGGCACGAACGCCGTCAACACCACGGTGTCGCTCTACAGCAACGGCGCCGTGGCTCAGGGTTCTGCGCCTTCTGGCGGTACCGCCTATCCGATCGTCTCCACGGTCTCAGTGCCTGCCAACGCCTCTTTGATCGTTGTCGACAAGACGACCGCCATCTACCTGATGGAAGGCCAGTCGATCACTGTGACGAGCGGCACGGCCAGCAAGATCACCTATTCGATCAGCTACGAACTGATTTCGTAAGGAACGGCTATGTCCCTGCGCTATAAAGGCGGACGCATTAGCGCGACACCTCCGACCACTTCTAGTGGGATAACGGGGTCCGCCGCTGGCATTTGGACATTGGAGTCTCAGTTTCAGGCGCAGGGCGCTGGCACTTGGCCGACCGCTCCTCCTCTTATTGAATATCTTGTTGTCGCAGGTGGCGGCTCAGGCGGTTCTGGCCCCGGCGGCGGCGGTGGCGGCGGCGGTGGTGGTGGTGGTGCTGGCGGCCTATTAACGGCTACTGGGTTTGTTATAACGCCCGGATCAGCAATAACAGTCACCGTTGGGGCTGGTGGGACATTTACCAGCTCTTCTAACTATACGAGCGGAAACAATTCTGTTTTTAGCTCCATTACAAGCACGGGCGGTGGTCGTGGTGGTGGCGGGCTGGCCTCTGCGACTGGCGGATCTGGCGGCGGCGGATCTGGAGCCACGACAAACAACACTGGGTCAAATGGAACGTCTGGGCAGGGTAACGCAGGCGGGAACGGCGCAAACGGGGCCACGAATTATCCTGCCGCCGGCGGCGGCGGCGCCAGTTCGGCTGGTACGACACCCGCAAATTCATCTGCCAGCGGCGGCAACGGTGGCAGCGGGACAGCCAGTTCGATAAGTGGGTCTTCTGTTACTTATGCAGGTGGCGGCGGTGGCGGTGCTACTAACACTGCCGGCACGGGGACCGGCGGCGGCGGTAACGGCGGACTTGCAAGCGTCACAAACGCCACTGCGGGAACCGCAAATACCGGCGGTGGGGGTGGCGGTGGCGGAACAGGCAAGAACGGCGCTAATGGCGGCTCTGGCATTGTCATCATTCGCTATTCAAGTGCTTATTCTGCGGCCACTTCGACAACAGGTTCTCCGACCATAACTGTCGCGGGCGGGTATCGCGTTTATCAGTGGACGGCCAGCGGCTCAATCACGTTCTGAGGAAAGACATGGCGCACTTTGCAGAACTTGATGAGAACAATGTCGTCTTGCGTGTCATTGTCGTTTCAAACGCTGATACGTCTGACGTTAACGGCATTGAGCGTGAAGAGATTGGCGTTGCCTTTTGCAAGGCCCATTATGGCGCTTCGACCACCTGGAAGCAGACGAGCTATAATGGGAACTTCAGAAAGCATTATGCTGGCATTGGCTATTCATACGACCAGCGGCTTGACGCTTTCATCCCATATCAGCCATTCCCATCTTGGGTGTTGAACGAGCAAACTTGTTTGTGGGATGCCCCTGTTGCTTGTCCTGATGACGGTAAAACTTATCTCTGGGATGAGCCTACACAATCTTGGATTGAGGTGACGCCGTGAGCGAACGCTACCCCGCTGGTTTCATCACAAAGACAACCACGACGCCGACTGGACCCGGCGAAGATGGCGCGGCTAAAGGTATTTGGACGCTGGATCAGGCGTTGGAATATCAAAAGCAAGGCGTTTGGCCGACGCAGGGCGTGATTGGTCTTAATGGGTTCCCGGCTGTTTATCAGTATGCGACGATTATTAGCAGTTCATTTAGTAACGCGACTAGAACGTCTGGAACTACGGATGAATTTTATTGGGTAGTTCCTGATGGAATTACAAACATTAGCGCCGTTTGCATTGGTGGTGGCGGCGGGGGTAACTGTGGTTCATCGGCTAAGGGCGGAGAAACAAATGGCGCAGGGGGCGGCGGTGGCGCCTTAGCCTATGCGACCATAAGCGTTACTCCCGGAGAGACTCTTACAATCGGGCTTGGTCGCGGGGGGCGCGGCGCGGATGGCACTTCTTCCAACGGGTATGCCGGGGGCGATACTTATATAAAGCGTGGCAGTTCAACTACTTTGCTTCGTGCTGGTGGTGGCGCAGGTGGACTTTATCAGGGCGGCGGCTCAATTGGCGGGGCTGGGGGCACCGTTTCTGTAGGGACTGGTGGCTCTGGGGGAAGTGGCGGAACCGCAGGTGTTTATTACAACGGCGGCGGCGGCGGAGCCGGTGGGTATTCTGGGAACGGAGGTAATGGCGCTTCCGCAGGTGGGAGCGCATCTGCCGGGAGTGGCGGTGGAGGCGGAGGTGGTGGTAGAGACACGTCTGGTGGCGCTACCACTGATGGCGCTGGTGGTGGTGGTGGAGTAAATCCGTTTGGTTCTGGATCAAATGGTGCTGCCGGAACTAATGCAACAAATTATGGCAATGGCGGTGGAGGCGGCTCAGGCGGCTCAAATGGTAACACAGGGCAAATGAGCAGCGACTTAACAGGTCAGAATGCTAAAGGTGGCGGATTTGGGGGTGGCGGCGGAGGATTTGGCCCAGACACTTCTGCCAAAGGTGCATATGACCAAGGAAACGGTGGGCCGGGATGCGTTCGTATCGTGATCGGTTCCAACTACTATCCAAGCAGCACTTCTCAAAACACAAACGAACAAATCATAACTACTCAAAATGCAGGAACTTGGACCGTCCCCGCAGGCGTCACGTCTGTTTCAGTCGTGTGCATCGGCGGCGGTGGTGCTGGGAACAATGCACAGCAAACCGGCGGGGGTGGCGGTGGGCTGCGTTATTACAATAATCTCACCGTTACTCCGGGATCTACCATAAATCTTTCTGTTGCCACTGTAAGCAGTAACGCAGCGGGTAATTATAATACTTGGTTTAATGGGACAACTACAGGAAACGCTTCTGTTTGGGCCGGTGGCGGCGGTGGAGGAACCGTTGGGGTTGGAGGGGCTGGCGGCACCGGCAGTACCATTGCAGGCTCTATTGGTGGAGCGGACGGCGGTAAAGGCGGCGATTTCCTTGGTTCGGGCACAGGTGCCGGCGGTGGTGCGGCTGGATACACTGGTTCTGGCGGCGCAGGTGGCAGTGATGGGGCCGATGGTCAAAGTGGCAACAGTAATGGCGGCGGTGCGGGCGGCGGAAAGAGAGATTATGCTGGCGGTGGAGTTAATCTTTTTGGGAGGGGAGTGACTGGAGTAGGCGCGTCAGGGTCTAATAACCTTCCCGGCTGGTCTGGCATGGGTGGTTCAAGTGGTGCTGTTACTAGAGTTGCTGGCGTAGGCTCTCAATCATCAAGTGGGCCTAATGGAGCCAACTATGGTGGGGGAGGTGCTGGTACAAGCAGTAATGGCGCGCAAGGAGCTATTCGCATCATCTGGCCCGGTAACGCCCGCACATTCCCTTACATGTCGGGGAGATAATCATGTTTGCCCGCATTAAGGACAATCAGATCACCGAATATCCGCTCACTGAGTGGGACATTCGCCAGCGCATCAACTTTTTCGGCAGCGCGCCGAATTTCGACGTGCTGCTTCCTTATGACTACATCCGCGTTCAGGAAGGTTCACGCCTTTCTCCAAGCGATGATGAGAAGATCGTCGAAACTCAGCCTGTCATGGTTGATGGCAAGTGGACACGCAACTGGGTCGTTGTGCCGAAAAGTCCTGAAGAAATTGATCCTGTCGAGTTATCCCCTATGGAGCAGGAAATGTTGGCTGCTCCTAAGCCTGACGTGCCTGAGATGTACCGGCTTGTCTGGGACGAAGAGGCAAAAGAATGGTATCCCGTCCTTAATCAAGGTGCAGTATGAGAACGATCATTGGCAACTCGGGCGGGTTGGACTCCACCTACGCTCTCTGGAAACTTCTCTCCAATACGGATGATGAGGTTACGGTCGTTGTTTTGAACACAAATACGCTGACGCAACAGGTCAGAGACAAGTTTGACGTTCGCAGCTTTAACAGCGCAGAAAATGGCGTTGGCCGCTCTCAGCGCGTGCAGAACATCCTCAACTGGCTTGCTGCGAACGTGCGCCCTTGCACGGTCGTGAACGTCGATCTTGACGAGAACGTGCTTCGTCGCGGCATTGATTATCCTAACAATCCGCAAACGGCGATTGTTGAGTGGGCTGTTGCAAAGATCAACGCTAACGAGGCCGACAAGGTTATCGTGACGACGGAGCGTGAGAACGACGGCTATTCCAATGGCGGCACGATCACGACCCGTGCGCCGGGAGCAATCGCCGCCAAGAACCTGTTTGTAGAGTTCGCCACGCGCGGCGAGATCAGCTTCATGCTGCTCGACAGCGGCTACCATCAGGGCGTGGCCATGCGCGAAATGCCGCAAGCTCTGATCGACCTGACGCACTCTTGCGACTCCAAGGACGCAGAGCCGTGCGGCGTGTGCTTCAAATGCAGCAAGCGCAAGTTCTTTGCTGAAGCTATCGCCAGCGGCAAGACTGATGAAGAGATCAGGGCGAAGGTAGCCTCCAAGAGCGAGCTTCCAGATGGCCGCTGGCGGTCTATGAAACATTGGATTGCCGAGGAAGTTACAACGTGCCGCACTCCGGCCATGGATAAGACATGGGACATGCCTTCTTGGCCAACTTCTTACAAGGTGCCGTAAAACAATAGGTGCGCGAATGGATGGGGAAAGAAAGCCTAAGATTTGCGTTTACGCAATCAGCAAGAATGAGGAGCAGTTTGTTCGCCGGTTCTGCGAGTCCGCTAAGGAGGCTGATCTCATCCTCATTGCTGACACTGGAAGCACTGATGGAACGGTCGAAGAAGCTCTGGCCAACGGAGCCGTTGTCCCAGAAATTTGCATCAGCCCTTGGCGGTTTGATCTCGCTCGTAATGCTGCTCTCGCTCTTATTCCCCGGACTATGGATATTTGCATTAGTCTGGATCTGGATGAACTTTTAGAGCCAGGCTGGAGGGAGGAGATCGAGCGTGTCTGGAAACTCGGAGAAACGACCCGCCTTCGGTATTACTTCGACTGGGGATGCGGCATCAAATTCAAATACGAGAAAATCCACGCGCGGCACGGCTATCGTTGGCACCACCCGTGCCACGAGTACCCCGTCCCGGATGGACGTATCACAGAAGTTTGGGCTGACACGGATATGCTGCTCGTCAGTCATCATCCTGACCCGACCAAATCCAGAGGCCAATATCTTGATCTGCTGAGGATCTCCGTCGAGGAAGACCCGCACTGCCCAAGAAATGCTTTCTACTATGCTCGAGAGCTTTCTTTCCATGGCCATTGGCAGCAAGCCATAGACGAGTGCAGGCGATACCTCCAGCTCCCTCGGGCGACTTGGATGAATGAGCGGTGCTACGCTTACCGCGTCATGGGCAAATGCTACGAAGAAATTGGGAATTGGGAAAAGGCTGAAAAGGCCTTTCATGCCGCTGCCGCAGAGGCGCCGAACACCCGCGAGCCTTGGTGCGAGCTGGCCATGCTCACCTACCGCCAACAGAGGTGGGAGGAGACCTTTGCATTTTCCATGCGAGCCCTTAAAATCAAAGATAAGCAGTTGGTCTACACCTGCGATCCAGCGGTATGGGGACACTGGGCCCATGACCTTGCCAGCATCTCAGCCTGGCGCCTCGGCTTAAAAGACATAGCGATTGAACAGGCGAGACTTGCGTGCGAAAAGTCTCCAGACGACAAAAGGTTGGCTCTCAACCTCAAGTTTGTGATGGGGGAACTTGAGGAGGAAAATGGCGAAGCGGCATGACGGATCCCCAG